AGGCTGCAGCCCTGACAGATGAGATAGCTGACTTGCAACGACTCTTGCAAGAAACCAAGGCTCCTAGGTTGATCTTTTATAAGGGGACGGGTGAATACTACTTAGACTTGGCAGAAATCCTCTTCTTTGAGACGGAAGGAAGCAAGATTTACGCCCATACCCAGAAAGAGGCCTACGAGGTGAGACTCAAGCTCTATGAACTAGAGTCTATCCTGCCCCGTTATTTCAGTCGGGTATCCAAGTCGACTATTGCCAATATCCAGCAAGTTTACTCGGTGGACAAGTCCTTCTCAGGGACAGGCACTATTTCCTTTTATCAAACCCACAAGGAGGTTCACGTGTCACGACACTACCAATCCCTCCTAAAAGAAAATCTAAGAAACATGAGGTAAGAACATGAAAAAGAAAGCATTTGGTATTGTGTTGCTAGTATTGGCAGCTTTAGTATTGTTACAGGGGAATTTTGGTATTCCTTCACTTGAAGGGGAAATTTGGCCCTTGATCGGTATTGGATTTTTTGCCTATCAATCAGTTGAGGCAATCCTTCGTCGTCATTTCACTTCAGCCTCCGTTACAGCCCTAGTGGCCCTCATGATTGCTAATCATTTTTATGACATTTTACCGATTCCCAATCAATCACTGTTCTGGGCGAGTGTTCTCATCGTGCTTGGAGTAAGTATGCTGACTCATACTAACAGAACTTGGAATGGGAAAAAATGGTGGTATGACGGTGAAAAGACCATTCTGACAGACAAGGAAGTCGCTTTTGGAGCAGGTACATTTTACAAGCAAGACCAAGAATTGGTAGAAGACGAGTTTGAAGTCGGATTTGGGAATGCCAAAATCTATTATGATAATGCAGAGATGTTAGGAGATAGCGCAACCTTGAAGATAGAAGTCGGATTTGGGAATGCAGTTATCTATGTGCCCCAACACTGGAGAGTGGACCTGAAAGTGGAAACTTTTTGTGGTGCGGCCAAGGCAGATGCTCCTGTAGCCCCAACCAGCAAAACCTTGATTATCCGTGGAGACGTAGCTTTCGGGAAACTTGGTG